TGGTCTAGTAGTAAACATATTTAAATGATAATATGATAACAATTAAGGAGATATATATATCATGGCAAAAAAGAAACTTAAAAAAGCTATTCTAGCCGGTTTAACAGCGTATGCTGCATCCAAAATGATGGGTCCAGGAAAAGCAGATTGGAGAAAAAATCTGAAACATACCTATGGTAAATCACCCATTAAACAAGTTGGTGGAGATGCTAGCATAGCTGAAGGAGTACACGGTGCTAAACATTTTAGAAAACCAGCTGTACTAGAAGGCGAAGACACTCGAGGTAGACCTCTTAGTCTGTGGGAAAAAATAGTTCACGGTGGCACCTTTAAAAAAGGATGGTTCAAAAAACACGGTGGAGCTATTAAAGCTCAACATGCTAAAGTAGGTAAAATGATTAAGGCTGCTCAAGGTACTTACGCTAGAGAAGACGAATCTATTGGAATGAGACTTGGTGCGAAAAAAACCAAGCACGACAAAAAAGTTGCAAGAGATGAATCTTATGGTGATTGGGGCAAACGTAAACATGACTGGGCTAAAAAAGGTAAAATGGTTAAAGCTCGATATGGTACTGAAGTAAGAACAGATGGGTCTAACCCACATGTTCCTGCTGGTGGTACAGCTTACGTTAGAACTAAACTAAACGGTACGCTTAAAACTAAAACCTACTAAGTATTAAAAAATGGCTGATGTTGAAAAACAGAATGAAGTTCTGGAAGAAGAAGGTCCAGCAACTGAAGAGGAGATTGCTGTTGAAGTAGAAAAGCCTAGTGAGGAAGCAGTTAATGAAGAAACAGAAACAGCCACACCTCAAGAGGAATTCTATGCCAACTTGGCTGAAGATTTAGACGAGAGAGTTTTAGGAAGATTATCATCTAAGTTAGTTGATGATTACAAAAAAGACAAAATATCAAGAAAAGATTGGGAAACGGGTTATACCCAAGGTTTAGATCTTTTAGGATTTAAATATACGGAAATGACCCGTCCCTTTCGAGGGGCAGCTAATGTAACCCACCCTTTGTTAGCAGAAGCGGTTACACAATTTCAAGCACAGGCTTACAAAGAACTTCTTCCATCTGATGGACCAGTTCGTTGTAAAGTACTCGGAGACGAGACACAAGAAAAACAGCAACAAGCTGATCGTGTCCAAGATTTTATGAATTATATGCTTATGGAGAAAATGGAAGAATATACTCCAGAGTTTGATCAATTATTATTTTATCTTCCCCTAGCAGGATCTGCTTTTAAAAAAATTTATTATGATGCAATTATGGAACGAGCTGTTTCTAAATTTGTTCCAGCAGAAGATTTAGTTGTTCCTTATTATGCAACTGATTTAATGGATTGCGAACGGATTACTCACTTAGTTAAAATGAGTGAAAATGAAGTTCTTAAAAAACAAAAAACAGGTTTTTATAGAGATATTGAATTAAAACCAGTTCAAACTGGAGTAAGCGATATTAAGAAAAAATATGATCAACTAGAAGGTATTGTACCTACAGCAGATACACAAACTAATTTTAATATTTTAGAAATGCATGTTGATTTGAATTTAGAAGAATTTGAAAATCAAAATCCTGAAAAGGAAGTTAAAATTCCTTATATTGTAACTGTAGATGAAGGATCTAGCCAAGTATTATCTATTTATCGGAATTATGAGCCTGATGATCCTACTCATAGACGTAAAGAATATTTTATTCATTATAAATTTTTACCAGGTTTAGGTTTTTACGGTTTTGGCTTAATTCACATGATTGGTGGATTATCTAGAACTGCAACTACTGCTTTAAGACAACTTCTTGATGCTGGAACACTTAGTAATTTACCAGCAGGCTTTAAATCGAGAGGAATTCGAATTAGAGATGATGATCAACCTTTTCAACCTGGAGAATTTAGAGATGTAGACGCTCCTGGAGGAAATATTAAAGATCAATTCCAAATGTTACCTTTTAAAGAGCCTTCTGTAACATTATTTAACTTAATGGGTTTTGTAGTAAACGCAGGACAACGTTTTGCATCTATTACAGATATGGCAACAGGCACAGATGTGCAAAATAGAGCTGTTGGAACGACTGTTGCTCTCTTGGAACGTGGTTCGAGAGTCATGACAGCCATTCATAAGCGTTGTTATTACGCAATGCGTAACGAATTTAGATTAGTTGCAAAAGTTTTTGGAACTTTTTTACCTCCTGTTTATCCCTATGCTGTTTACGGAGCAGACCGAGTCATTAAATCACAAGATTTTGATGATCGTGTTGATGTTATTCCAGTTGCAGATCCAAATATTTATAGTTTAAGCCAAAGAGTAACTCTGGCTAGTGAAAATTTAAAAATTGCAATGTCCAATCCTCAAATGCACAACCTTCGTGAAGCATACAGACGAATTTATGACGCTCTTGGAACACGAGACATCGATAAAGTATTAAAACCCGAGCCTCCTGTTGTTCCTAAAGATCCAGCGATTGAAAATATGGAAGGTTTACAAATGAAACTTCCAAAAGCGTTTCCGGAACAAGATCATCAAGCTCATATAGCCTCACATACCACATTTATGGCTACTAGAATGGTACAAGTTAACCCAATGGTGTATGCTTTACTTCAAGGACATGTTTCAGAACACGTAAGCTTGCAGGCTCAAGGAGAAGTAGGAGCTATGATTCAAAATAGTCCTGAAATGCAACAAATGTTGGCTGAAGATCCTGAAGGAGCAGAAATTAAAGTTGCTGGAATGATTGCACAACGATGTGCAGAACTTACAGCAGAATTAGTTCAAAAAGAACAAATGGGTAAACAAAAAGATCCGTTAGTAGCTTTGAAAGAAAGAGAACTTGATTTGAAAGCAATGGATATGCAAAGAAAAGCACAAGAAAGCTTCCAAGATATGGAAATGAAAGATTCTCAGTTTGAAGAAAAAACTGATGTTGATAAAATGAAATTAGAAGAAGACGAAGATCAAGCAAAAGAAAGAATTAGAATAGCTGATGAAAAAATAATGCAAAATGCAGTTCTCGCTAGAGAAAAAATGGATATGACTCGAGATATTGCTGGTGCAAAACTTGGAGCTGAAAAAATGAAAAGAACGGCTGAAGATCGTAGAACTAAAGCAATTAGTAAGAAAGGGGATAAATAATGCCATCGCATCATGGAAAACATGGAACTTCCGCAGGCGTTCAACAAGGAACGCATAGCCGAAGTAGAAATCAAGGGGGAGTTAAAACACATCATCCACCTTCTACTAAAACTACCACACATACATCTAGTGGTAATGGTAGTACTAAAAAAACAATTAATACCACTAATGCTAAAAATTTAAGTTTAGGTATCAGCATTGCGAAAGGTAATCCATTGGGAATAGCTTGGAATATACTTTCACGACCATTTACGAAAAAAACACCAGCAGAGAAAAGAGCAGCAAACATTAAAAAAGGTTTAGATATTAGCAATCCAGCTGAAATGCATGGTTATGAAACTGGATATGGAAGGCCAAAACATGAAGCACCACGAGATAGACCTCAAACAACCCTACTTACTCAATCAGTTGTGAGTTCTCCAACGGCCGATAAAGCTAAAGATGCACATAGTTGGGATTTTAAAGCGTATGACAATCAACAAGCAGAAACAAAACCCAATGTTTATGATTATAATAAAGCCCCTTATGCTAAGAAGGGAAAACTTGTACGTAAGTATGCAACAGGACAAGAAATTAAAAATTTTTCTAAAGGAAAAAGATTTGGGCCACCTCCATTAAAAGGACCCGATCCCCAAGGATTACAGGTTATTTTAGAAAATTCAGATTATTTTAAAAAATTAATAGGATAAATTATGGCATGGTTTAGTTTAGCAAAAATAGCACTTCAAGCTGGAAGTAAAATTTACTCTAACCGTCAGAAGACAAAAATGGCTATGTCTGATGCACAATTGATGCATGCAGAAAAAATGGCCCGAGGAGAGGAATCTTACCAGGGCAAACTTTTAGAGGCCAGGCAGTCAGATCTCAAGGACGAATTCGTTTTGGTGATTATTTCAGCGCCCATAATTGTGCTTATGTGGGCAGTTATGAGTGACGACCCGTCCGCAATGGAGAAAGTGAAGCTATTTTTCGAGTATTTCAACGACCTTCCCAAATGGTTTACAAATTTATGGATACTTGTAGTTGCATCAATTTTTGGTATAAAGGGAACACAAATATTTAGAGGAGGAAAAAAATAATGGCTAAAAAAAAGAAAAAAGCTAAAAAGAAAAATAAAAAGAAAAATAAAAAGAAAAAGAAATAATGGCGATCGCAGGCGATAGTGGCGAGTATGATATTCTAAAAAAAGCCTGTACTTACGTTAAAGGAGATAATTTATTAACCTGCGAAATTGGAGTTCGAGAAGGTTTAGGTTCACAAATTATCTTAGAAGCTTTTAAAGATAAAACTCATTGGCATATTGGAATAGATCCTTATGGTGATATATCTTATCAACATTATGATGTTCGTCCTACTGATACGCGCACAGGGAAAAAAAATACCTTAAGTTTTAGAGCTAATTATACTAATCAAATGAAGCAAACTTTACTTCAAGATCTTGCTTATCCTAATTTTACTTTATTTACCCTGGAAGATACGGAATTTTTTAAACGTTTTGCTGACGGTGTTCCTATTTATAGGAAAGAAAAAAGAATTCTTACTCATTATGATTTAGTTCATTTTGATGGGCCTCACCGTACTACGGATGTTTTAAATGAGGTTATATTTTTTACTTCCCGAGCAAATAAAAATTGTGTATTTGTATTTGATGATTATACCTCATATAATATGGGTTTAATTTGGGATATGCTAAAACATTATTATAAATATGATCAAATTGAACGAGGTAACACTAGAATAGTTTTTCAAGAAAATGCTTGATCCTTATACACTAAGTCGGATTACAAAACGTATTAATGAGCAAATAAAGCTTATTACTCAACACATTTGCCATGGTGTAGACACGGTGGAACAACTACAGTATTCTAAGGGCAGACTCAATGCATTAGAAGCATTGCTTCAGGACTTAAAAGACCTGCAAAAGGAGAATATTGATGGAGACGACGATAATAAAACCCAAAGGATTAGAAATCCCTAATCCAACCAATTCTAAAAGACAGGCAATACCTACAAGTCCAGAAGGAGTTAAAGATTATATTAACATCCTTCCGAAACCTGTAGGCTATCGTATGTTAATTAGACCTTGGTCTGGAGAAAAGAAAACTAAAGGTGGAATTATTTTATCTGATACAACTCATGAAATGATTGAAATGACAACTGTTGTTGGATTAGTCATCATGATGGGGGAGCTTTGTTATAAAGATGAAAAAAAGTTTCCTGGTGGACCTTGGTGTAAAGAAGGACAATTTGTAATTTATGGTCGTTATGCTGGATCTCGATTTAAAACAAAATATGGAGAACACCGTATTTTGAATGATGATGAAATTATAGCAACGATTAAAAAACCAGAAGATATTCTTCATATGTTTTAAGGAGGAACGATGGCAGATGATACTAAACCTCAAGTTGAATTAGACACGGATGATGCTAAAGAGCAAGAAGTCCAAGTTAAAGAACCTGAGAAAGTAAAAGATGAAAAGGAAAAAATCAACCTTAATTCAGGAGAAGTTGATTTAGGTTATACTGAACATATCGACAAAGATAAAGAAAAAGCTAAAATTCTTATTCAAGAAGATGTTAAAGAAGAACCTAAAGAAACAGCACCTATTAAGGAAGAAACTAAAGATGATTTAGAACAAGTTTCTAAAACTGTTCAAAAACGTATTGATAAACTTACACATAGATATCGAGAAGCAGAACGAAGAGAAAATGCAGCGCTTGATTTTGCAAAAGGTTTACAAAAAAAATATGATCATTCTTTAGATCAATATAAAACTGCGGATACTCAATATCTAAAAGAATTTGATGCACGAGTAGATTCACAACGCGAACAAGTAAAAAATAAACTTAAAGAAGCGATTGAAACTCAAAACGCTGATTTAATTATGAAAGCGACTGATGAACTTACTCAGCTTGGTGTTGAAAAAGAAAAAGCAAGAATCAAAATCGCAGAACAAGAGGCAGAAGCAAAGGAATCAACAAGAGCCCAGTTGACTCAACCAGAGCTTCCTGAACAAGGAGAAATGCCTCAGCCTAGTGAAAAGGCAAAAACTTGGGCTCAAAACAATAAGTGGTTTGGTAATGATAAAGTCATGACTAACGCAGCTTGGACTCTACACGAAGATCTTGTTAGTAGAGGGGTTGATGTTGAGGATGATGAGTATTATAATGAAATTGATCGACAAATGAAAGGTTACTTTCCTGATCGATTAGAAGATAATTCTACTACAAAAAGCGAGCAACGCCCACCCGTCCAAATGGTTGCTTCAGCTGGTAGAAAACAGCAAGGACGCAGAACTGTGAAGCTCACCAAGTCACAAGTTGCTATTTCAAAAAAATTAGGGGTGCCACTAGAAGAATACGCTAAATACGTGAAGGAGGAAGCATGAAGGAAGTGAAAAAAACCTCACGCGCGTCAGAGGAACGATCAAAAGATAAACGTAATCAACCTTGGACGCCACCGAACAGTCTCGATGCGCCACCAGCGCCTAAAGGCTTTGTCCAAAGATGGATAAGAGTCGAGAGTATGGGTTTTATGGATTCAGCTAATGTATCCAAAAGACTTAGAGAAGGTTGGGTATTTTTAAGATCTGATACACTATTAAGTGAAATCGGTGAAAATGAATATCCCAAAATTCATGAAGGAAAATACGCTGGTCTGATTGGGGTTGGAGGCCTTGTGTTGGCAAGGATACCAGAAGAGATCGCAAGATCGCGCTCGGATTATTTCAAAAGAATATCATCCGATCAAATGACCGCGGTTGACGGTGATCTAATGAAGGAACAACGTCCTGGGATGCCTATCAATATTGATAGACAATCACGGGTAACTTTTGGTGGCGGACGAAAACAATAATTTTTTTGTAATAGTCCATTACCGATATTTGTTTAATAATAAAGGAGAAAATAAACAATGGCTAATGTCGCGGAGAAATTCGGACTAAAACCAGTTAGGTTACTGGACGGAAGCGATTTTATTAATGCCCAAAACAGATATCGTATTGCAGCAAACTATGGCACACCGATTTTCCAAGGTGATCTGGTAACTCCAGTCACTGGTGGTGGAATCGAACGTCATACTGCTGGAAGCACGACAGCTGTAGTAGGTGTTTTTAATGGTTGCTTTTATACAGACCCAACTACTCAGAAGCCTACTTGGAAAAACTATTATCCTGGAACAGTGAACGCAAGCGATATTATGGCGACCGTTCTTGATTCCCCGGATCAAGTTTACAAGATAGATTCTGATGGAGCGTTTGCAGTTGCTGATATATTTAAAAATTTTTCAGTAACTAATAACACGGGAAATACTATAACTGGTACATCTAAAGTTCAGCTAGACTATTCAGTATCTGGAACAAAAGTAACATATGTGGTTCAAGCAATTGATATTTCACAAGATGTTGATAATTCCGATGCAGGAGTCGTGAACGTGGATGTGTTAGTACGGATCAACAATCACTTCTACCGTCAAGGTGGAACAGGCTTAGCATAATAGGAGCATATAGAAAATGGCAATATCACGAGCACAGCTAGTTAAAGAACTAGAGCCAGGTTTGAATGCACTATTCGGCCTGGAATATAATAGATACGACAACGAAGCAGCGATGATTTTCGCTACAGAAACGTCTGACAGAGCATTTGAAGAAGAAGTTATGCTTTCTGGATTTGGAGCTGCGGCTACTAAATCTGAAGGTGCAATGGTTACTTTTGATGATGCAAAAGAAGTTTACACAGCAAGATACACTAACGAGACAATTGCTCTCGCTTTTGCTATCACTGAGGAAGCTATAGAAGACAATTTGTACGATAGATTAGCGGCTAGATACACAAGAGCATTGGCAAGATCAATGGCACATACTAAACAAGTTAAAGGTGCTACGATTCTTAACAACGCTTTCACAGCAGGTACTGGAGGAGACGGTTCGTTCTTATGCGTAACCGATCACGCTCTAGCAACTGGTGGCACGTGGTCTAATGCGCTAGCAACAGCGGCTGATTTGTCAGAAACATCACTTGAACAATCGCTGATAGACATTGCAGCGTTCGTCGATGAAAGAGGGTTAAAAATAGCTCTTCAAGCACAAAGAATGATAATTCCAAAAGAATTACAATTCACTGCTGAAAGAATTATGAGATCACCTCAAAGAGTCGGAACAGCTGACAACGATATCAACGCAATCTATCAAATGGGAATGGTACCACAAGGTTATCATGTGAATCATTTCTTAGTAGATACAGATGCTTGGTTCTTGATTACGGATGCACCTAACGGATTAAAACATTTCGTTAGATCGCCTATCAAGACAGCTATCGAAGGCGACTTCGACACTGGAAACGTGAGATTCAAAGCTAGAGAAAGATACGTCTTCGGATGGTCTGACCCTAGAGGAATCTTCGGAACTCCAGGAGCAGCGTAATTTAAGTAGATTTTTCAATAAAATCACATTAAGGGGCGGTCTAGTACCGCCCCTTTTTTTTAGGTATAATGAAATCACTATACAATTATTAATTAGATCTAGACGCGTATAGTCGACGGCCTAGAGACTAGATCTAAATAATCTAGGAGGATTATAATTATGGCAACAACAACATTTTCGGGACCAGTAAAAGCGGGAACGATAAGTCAAACGACTGGAACTACAGTCGGGACTGATATGAAAAACGTAGGTCAAGTAGTAATGGCACAAACACATGCTATTGATCTATCAGACGGAGCGATCGCAGCGGAAGCAACTGCTGTTATCATTCCAGCAAATTCACAGCTAATAGATATCGTTTTTGATGTTATCACTGCAGCTAACACTACTACTGATATCAGTGTGGGTCAGGTTGGTGGATCAGCAATCCAATATGTAAATGCTTACACAATTGGAACAACTGCGGGTAGACACTATCCAACAACTGAAGCTGGTGGAGCTCAAGTTTGGGAAGATATTGGAACTAGTGATGTCAGAATGAATGTAACTAACTCAGCAGGAACAAATGCTGGTGAGTGTAGAATTACTGTTCTGTATCAACAAAACATTAACTTAGCTTAATATTTAGTAATCTGGGGCGTCCTTGACGTCCCAGGTTAATTAAAATAGGATAATAATTATGGGATTTACAACTATTAAAACCAAACATCTAGGGGCAGACGGTATAATCGTCGGAGGTTCAGCGCGTCTAAAATCAGTTTATTTTCAACATGGCGCATCAGTTGGAACTCTTACTTTTAAAGACGGGGCTACTGCGGGAACTACTTTTTTAACAATTAATACAATGGCAGAGAAAGGTGAATATCAAGTTGATATTCCAGAACCTGGCTATCGTTGTACAGATCCGTTAGGTCCTTATGTAGCTATAACTGGTGGCGTTAGTTTTGTTACGGTTTTCTACGATTAATCAATCACATTAAAGGAGAGCAATGAACAAGTGTAAAAATTGTAATTGTGGTTGTCATTGTTCTGTTAAAGAACACGGTGATATGTATGGAGTTTGCAATTGCATGAACTGTGAACATGAGGAATGTGAAACATGTCAATAGATTCAAAAGATTCAAAAAAATACTGTAAGACTCATTCTAAAGAAAAAGAAGAATCTGGAGAGTGTTGTCAAATAGATGCACAAGAAGATGCATTCGCATTAACTTTTGAAAATGAAATAAATGCTGCTAAGCAAAAGGAAAAACATGAATAAATTATTTTTATTACTAGCGGTACTGTTTGCATTAAGCGCCTGTTCAATAGGTAAAAAATGCACTTATACACAAGATGGAACTAAAATTTCATCATGGATATGGTTTTACGGTAGTGACAAACCAATTGATTTAGATAAACTCAATTGTAATTAACCAGGAGAAAAAATGGAAAACATCAAAAAAGCGTGGTCATGGATACAAGCCAATAAAAAAATC